CAATCCTAATAACTATCAATCCTCATACGAGTTTTGGTTTCAATGGTCTATGTGGTATGACCTCTCGGGCGAAACATTTACTGCTTTATGGCGTAAAGAGCAAACTAACTCTACGCTAACCCCTATGGAAATGTATCTTTTAGATTCAACTTTAATAACCGCTCAAATCACGCCAACGCGATATCCTACATATAGACTATCAACTAGCACTTACGGATTTAATAAAGATGAGCCATTAGATTATTTCCAAGTTATTCATGCAAGTGAAATGGCTTGGCAAGGTAGCGCTGGTTTTAATAAAGGTATTCTAGCAACTGAATTAGTATCGCTTGATCAAGATATTGATTTATATAGCAATTTTATTATGCTTAATGGAGCTAAACCAAGTGGCATGTTTGTTACAGACCAAGTTATTCCTGACGCTAAATTTAAAGAAATAGCGGCAAGATTAAAAGAAGCATGGACTTCTCTTACAGGTTCTAAATCAACTGACTTATCTAAACCAGGTCAAGGTATGTTGTTAGATAACGGCATGAAGTATATGCCATTAAATATGCTAACACTTCAAGATGCTGACGCGCGTGCATTAAAAGAACAAACAATGAAGCGTATCTGCGGATTGTTTGGTGTGCCGCCATCTATGATAGGTATTGGTGAAAGCAAATATAACAATACTCAAACTATGCTTGATGAATTTTATAAATCAACAATGTATCCAATGATTGTTAATATTCAGCAAAAATTTAAAACTTCATTGCTTGCTGGCTATCCAAATCTTTGTATTGAATTTCAAACTGAAAACTTTTTAAAAGGCGCACCTCTTGATCAAATGAATTATGCCGTAGCTGGCGTAAATTCAGGTATAATGACACCTAACGAAGCGCGAGAATATCTTGGCAAAGAAAACTTTGAAGGCGCAGACGAATTAAAAGATACATCAAAACAAACTAGGCCTATTAGTGGCACTTCACCGCAAGATACGGGTGGCGGTGGTAACACTTCTAGCGTTGGCAAAACAGGTCAGGCAGGTAAAGCCTAATGACATTAAAAGAGCTACTCGACAAATTAACGCAATCCGCTTTGAAAAGAAAACCAAAGCCGATTGAAACTAACGGAATGAAAAAAAAGGGAGTTCCAATCAATGATTAATAAACTAAATTTTGAAAAGTATTTTTTTGAATCAAAAGTTCAATTAGGCGTTCAAACAGACGAAGCCATGCATGAAACTGGTTTTATTGAAGCTATGGTAACAACTTTTGGCCCTAGAGAAGGTGCTGATGGTCGTAAATTCAATTATAAAGCTGAAGGATTTGCTGATTGGATGGATGAATTTATGAAATCAGAAAAACCTTTGCCAATGTATTTCCAACATAATGATATGTCAATGCCAGTCGGTGAATGGTATGAATTTATGATGGATGATGAAGGCATGCATGCAAAAGGTAAGATGTTTTTAAATACAAGCATGGGTAAAGACCTATATACCATTATGAAGGAAAGCCCTAACCTTGTTGGCGGTGTTTCTGTAGGCGCTTACGCAGACGAATACTGTATGACAGATAAAGAAGGTAATGTTTTAGCAGACGATGATGATATGGATGAAGCTTATTTCCAAATTACTAAAGGCGGATTAAGAGAAGTGTCAATCGTTATGCAACCAAATAATTTAGATGCTGAAATCTCGAAATTAGAGTGCTTTAGAGCCGATGGTTCTTTAGACTTAAAACTTATCGAGAAAGCATTGCGTGATGCAAAACTTTCAAGAAAAGATGCGACCACCGCATCTTCAATTTTCAAACAAATTTTAGCAACTCGTGATGAGCCTGAAATTAAAGTTGAAAAAGCACCTATTCAGAGTGATGCTGATGCGGTGGTAAACCAAGAAGCAGAATTGCTTAAAGCTTTTGAGCAAAGAGAACTTCTTAAACATCTTAACAATCGTTTAAAAGGATAAATCATGGAAAAAATTATTGAAAAACTAGACGCTATAGAAGCGGCTAATTTAGCAAAGGTAGAAGAAGTAACTGCTACTGTTGATGCTAAACTTGCTGAAACTGTAGCTTCTTTTGATGAAAAAGTAGCGGCACTTGAAGCTAAAGTTGCTTCAATCAACTCAACTCCAGTAATTAAAACATATAAATCAATTTCGCAAGAAGTTAATCGTATGGTTAAAAGCCAACTTGCTGAATTTGTAAAAGGCAATGGCCGCGTAGAAAAAGAAATTAAATTATTTGAAGATGCTGGTCAATATGACGCATACCTCAAAGAAGCTTCAACTTTAACAGGTTCAGGCGCAGGCATTGGTGGTAGAACTGCTTATGATCCAGTATTTGCGGCATTGCGTTTAGAAAATCCTATGCGTGGTGTATCTCGTTCTGTTGCTACTGATGGTTCTACATATCAATTTAGAGCTAAAACAGGTAATGCTGGTGTAGGTTGGGGTTATGGTGTTGTAGATAATACTGCGGCAACAACTCAAGCAACTGCAATTTGGCAATTAAACCTTAAAGACTTAAATGTGCAATTTCCAATCAGAACTGCGGCTTTAGATGACATCGATGGTTTAGAATCTAATGTAGTTTCAGATATGTTAGCTGAATTTAGCCAACGCGAAGCTATCAGTATGATTACAAATAACGATCAAGGCGCGGCTACTGTAACAGGTGGTGGTGGTTCTGACGGCTTACGCGGTCTTAATCAATATCCAGGTGCTAATGCTACTTATACAGGTGGCACTACATCAGAATCATCTTTTGGATCATCAGGAACGGCATCAACAGATGGTTTGCATAATTTAGCAACATACGATCAATTAACAACAAACGGCAATGCATTAGCAAATAATGTTGTATATAAAGACATTGTTAATTTTGTTTATGCGCTACCACAAGCATATTGGACACCTAATGCTAAATTCATTATTAATCCTGTTATGCTTGCCGCAATTCGTGGATTAGTTGATGATCAAAAGCGCCCAATTTATGTTGATGGTTTATCTCGCGATGATGGTATTGTTGGTAAATTACTAGGTTTTGATGTTGTAGTTAATACCTATGTAAATGCACCTTCTAAATACTCTGCATCTGCTGGAACTGATCCATTGTATCCAATGTATTTTGGTGATTTTACTAGAGGTCATACTATTGTTGATCGTTTAAACATGGTATTACGCCGCTACGATCAAACATTGCCAGGTTCTATTACATTCTATGGTGAAAAGAGATTAGCAACATCTATCGTTGATCCTTTTGCTTTAGTGCGTTATAGATCAACAAAAACTGCTAGTTTATAGCATATTGTAATATGGGGAAAAGGCGGTTTTATCGCCGCCTTTTTTTCTTAACTAATTAGGAATATAAATGAATACATCTGAAAAAATTTTAAATGGCATTAAACAGGCATTAACTGAAGGCAAAGCCACAGTTAATTTTACTGATAAGAATAAGACCAAAGATGTAGAAGAAGCATCAACGCTAACAGGATCAGGTTTAAATATTGGTGGTCGAGTTTATTTTGATGACGCTTTTGCCGCTTTAAGATATGCAAACCCATTCAGAATGGGAAGTAGGCAAGTTACATATACAGGATCAGCCGCTCAATTTGTGGCTAAAACAGGTAATGCCGCAAACTCAACAAATCCTTGGTTGTATGTTGTTACTCCAAATGCAGGCTCACCAAATATTGCAACAACTACTTGGCAAATGCCAACAAGAGTTATTACTGCACAATTACCAATTAGAACTGCCGTTATGGATGACATTAATGCTATTGATTCAGCTCTTGTAAATGATTTAATGTTGGAATTTAGTCAATTAGAAGCTACATCTATGGCAGTTAATAATGACCAAGCAGGCTCAACAACAAATACAACTGGCGGAACAAGTGGATTAAGAGGTTTAACGACATACTTAACAAGTGCTTCTACTCCAGCTTATGGAAGTAGCGGAACTGCAATAACAAATGGTATTCATACAATATTAAAAACTGAATTTACTAACACTCAAATAACTTATGATCAAATTGTAGAAGCAGTTAAAGCGTTACCTTCACAATATATGAATGTTCCAGGAACGGCGTGGCATTTACATCCATCTTTAATTCTTCAATTAAGAAAATTAAAAGGATCAACTGGTGGCGCTCCAATGTTTGTAGAAACAGGAACGGAAGATGGTGGATCATTAGTTTATTTATTTGGATTCCCTGTTATACCTAATCCATATTTAACAACTCCAGGTTCAGGTTCTTTATCAGGCGTATTAGCTTGTTGGGAACATTTTTATACCATTGCGGATGCTGAAGAAATGACACTTCAACGCTTTGACCAAACTGCTCCAGGTTTTGTAACGCTCTATGCTGAAAAGCGTTTAGCATCAACAATTCGTGATCCTTTTGCTGGAGTATTTTTAATAGGTTCTGCATAATGACTGATACATTAGGACAAGTGCCGTATGGAACTACTCGCAATCCGTTTAACTATGATAAGTTTGAACAGATTAGTCGCGACTTAACTACAAACTGGCTATCAATAGACGAAATAGCGCAACAATTAAATTTAGGAACTGATGAATCGCAAGATGCGTATTTAGAAAGTTTAGAATTAGCCGTTCGCATGCATATTGAAGATTATCTTGGTATGTCAATCTTCCCTACATCATATAGAGTTTATTATGGCTTATCAGCTAATTTTTCAACGCCTGTTTATTTAGATTTGCCAGTTACAAGTTATGTTGATAAGTTTAATAGTGGTAATTTAAGCATTACAAAAGTTGCTTATTATAATGGAAGCACACCAAGCGTTTTAACAACGATTGCTTCAAGTAATTATTATTATGATTCGACAGGAAATAAAGTTGTATTAAATAGCGGTATTCCATCGGATG